TTTTGTAATTCATTGTCGCCCCGAGAGTTACGGGGATTTCGTTGAGATAAGAGGAACCCCCGACTGGTTTTCTTGATTTCTATCTTACTCATAGTCAATTACTTAATTCTTCGAAAAATCCGATTTTGGGGCATTTTTGTCCCGTTTTTGTCCCGGTACAAGAGGGTTTAATTCTCGGACAGACAGGGCCTTACAGAGATGTAACATAAATGTTTTTGCACAAAAAAGGCGGACGCGTCCCTAAAACCCAGGGGCTTGTCCGCCTTGTTTTGAGCCGCCTCCAGATGTCTATATGGACATTTGAGCGAAGAAACCCTCCATTTCGGAGATGGACTTCGGCTTGTAGTAGGGCTTCATAGTTATCTCTGTTGTTGCGCCTTTCTGGGTCCTCGACACAGCTGCGTACATCTGTTTCAAGTCATCGGACATATTGATAACGGAAACAGACACGCCGTCTGACGATGCCTTCTTAACCTCATTGTAAAACTCATCCATAAAGCTCCTCGTGGTGAACTGGACGCCATCAAAATCGAGCGAAACCTTTGAATCGCCGCAAGCCGATGCTGCCGAAAGAATGTCATGGGCTGAAATCCTATTTAGTATGTCCCGGCCTACAAGGTTACGTATGTTTATCGTTGTCATATTATTCAATGTATTTTAAGTAGTTAAATGTAAAATACTTTCTTTGTATTTTTGCATAAAATCATTAACATTTTGGCTATGGAAACAGGTAAAAAACAACTTCCGGGGGCTGAGGTTTTCTTCTCGGATGTGGAATTCAGGAAGGCGGTGGACGTGGCGGTCATCAGAAGAGCTTACGAGGACGCCAGCAAGGAAGTGAGCTCACAGTATGAAAGCAACAACCGGCTCAAGAGGATGAGCGGAACTCTGCTCGGATGGATTGTCGCGGCGCTGATCTCCCTTGCCGGCGCGATTGTCGCGCTCTATCCCGGTGGATGGTCGGTCGCACTCATCATGGCGGTCTATGCTTTCGCGGCGCTCTTCGTGCCGGCCGGGATTCTTGCCGGCAGTCTGCACTACAGAAACATATTCTACATTCCAGGGCACGCGCCGCGGTATTCTCTGAGTCGGCCGATGTGCGACTACATGAAGAAACTTCGTCCGGAAGATCAGGAGAAGATGTTTCTCATCCATATGCTCCAGAACAGGCAGACGGACATCGACGCCAACAATACGATACACATGCGGCATGTCAGAACCTACCGCGCCGCCATTATCTCCATCTTTTCAATCATCGGAGCCGGCGCAGTGCTTTTCATCTGCCTTGTCACAGCGTTGTAGGCAACGGTTCGCCCTTTTCCTGTATGTCACCGGGTCTTGCGGTGTCTGAAGGAATCGGAGGTGTCGGGATTTCATAATTTTCGGCCATAACGTTACTTTTTTAGAGTTTATCATTTACTTGCAAGGATGTCTAATAGTTGTTTTATTTGGGCGTCCTTCTCCTTTATTTGGGCGTCCTTCTCCTTTATTTGGGCGTCCTTCTCCTTTATACGCTCATCGAGGAGTTCGATTTGGGCTTTGAGAACATCGGGAGAGTCGGAATAGTAGTGGCGGTTGTCGATGGGGGAATTGTTCAGATGATTTTGTCCTTGAATCACAACTCCCGAAGCATTATCTCCAACTTTTTGCTCAACATTCCCTAAAATACTGCCCTTTCCTGTAAGAAGATAGTCTGTGCTAATATTCGGGAATTTTTCTTGAATTTTGTTCGCCATTGCTTTGGAAATACCGCATTTTCCAGACTTGATGTCATAAAAAACTTGTGGTGTATTCATTCCTAAAGCAATAGACAATTGCCGCGCATTCATATTCAAGTGCGTGAGCAATTCTTCAAGTATTTGTTTATCAATCCTTTCCATAACTATCTGATTTTTTCGATGAAAACTTATTGAATTATTCTTGTTTTATTAAAGAATAATTCTTTACTTTGTCGTCGAAATGTTAATTAACTAACTAATAAATTAACTAATTAATTAATAAACCCCGTAAAGATAAGTAAAATTCTTAATACTCACAATGTTATGTGGATGGATAAAGACCAAAATGGACGGATGACAATAATGGACATTCGGATAGATGAAGCAATGTTGCTCAAGGACGCCGCAGGATTGCTCCTCGACCGCATTGAAGAGCGATGGAATGCAATGACTCCCGAAGCACAGTCGCTCAGTTGGACTAAGATTCAGCACGAAAGGGAAGTTGAAACGCTCAAGCGACTCAATCAGGCTATCAACCTTTACTTCCCGATGATCAGGAAAATGCCGGAGACAGTGGGTGATGTGGGAGACAGATAGACTATGCGCCGCGAGTTCCGACATTCCGAGAATAGTTTAGGGTCGGTGAGATGCCGGAGCGCGGCGCTTTTATTCGAGACATCTTATAATCAATCTTAAATACATTATAATCAATCTTAAATACATTATAATCAATCTTAAATACAACAGTTATGAAATCTTTAGAAGAAATTATCGAAATCCTGGTAGACTGGGCAGACGAAACGGACGGAGCTTATGTTATCTCACTCGGAACTCCTGGCGGTGAGTTGGCGGAGGCAAAAGGCAACATTCATTTTTACGGAAATGACGAAATCCAACTTGCGTGTTTTGACGCGATGTTCTCGCCCTGGACTCGGGAATGCAGGAAGAAACTACAGAAAAAGGTTGTACCGGCAGGCAAGCATAAGTCGGATATCACAATTAGAGCGTAGTGATACGCCCACGACAGAACAGAGAGGACACTCTGGAAAGACGGAGTGACACCCCGGAAAGACGGGGAATTGGGGATGCAGACCGCGCGGGCGGTAGAAGCGGCATAGTTCATCGAAATATGGTACGCAACTCATCGGGGCGATGTAGGCTTGAGTTTATAGCAGTGGTGGAAGGATATAACGCACAGTAAGCTCCAAAGCGTAGGATGTGCGGAAAGCCCACGGCACCATCAGCCTCGCGGCTCAAGACTTCGCAACCGGCCAATGCCGGAAGTTCGTGAAGCGGGCGAAAGCCCGAACTGTCGAATCTGGTACGATGAGCGAGTCAGGAATCTGGAACGATGAACAAACCGAATACCTGAGCAGAGGGTTCGACTCCCTCCATCCCCACAAAATCAAAATTGTTTCAAATATGGCAAAGACAAATTGTAGAGCAAGAATTCTGGCACTTGAGCCGGGCGAGGACACCACTCTTCGAGGGTGCAAAGTTTCCGTTGTCAGAGTGACCGTGTCGGTCATCTCAAGGGATTTCAACAGGATTTACACGGTTTCGGCTCCCAAGGGCGCTCCTATCGTTGTTTCCCGCGTAAGGTAGCCGTGCGATGGGACTGAACATTTCAAAGGAAAGCACATTGAGGCTTTCGACGATTACGGGTGCTGTCCTCGCGGATGCGGGGTTAATTACTCATTATGCTTGACAAGACACTCACAGGCGTTTTGTCTCTCTTCCTGGCAGCTCTTTTCATAGGGCTCGCCGCTGCAATACTGAGAAAGTGATGGCTGCGGAAAGATGGTGGTGCGATGATGCCCACACGACATTCATAAGATGCACAACTCCCAGGGCAGTGTGCGTTAATCCGCAATCAGAGTTCGCCGACAAGATGGAGAGGGAACTCCGTCCGGTGACGATGGAAGAATACTACAAATATGAACTTTATTTAGATTAATGAACTATGGATAATTTTTCAATCAAACTCGATTTTATGAAGTTCAGGGGCGCGAAGCTCGTCACAGCCCAGGGACGCAAAGGCGTTTTCATCCCGGTTGATGAGAATCAGGCAATCTATGTCGGCAGCAAGGGTGTCTATCTCAACCTTTCTGCCATCGGGCTTTCGCAGGAAAGCAAGTACGGTGACACGCACCTCGTGAAGGGCAACATCGACAAGAAGACTTTTGATGCGATGACGGAGGATGAACGCCGTTCCCAGCCGATACTCGGCAATATGCGTCCGCTCAAAGCTCCCGAAATGGCTGCCCAAACAGTGCAGTTTGATGACGACCTTCCGGAATGAATAAAGCCGCCCGGGATGCGGACGGCTTTGGTAACAAAAAGGAAAGGAGTTTAATGAATAGGAATGTTAATATCTGCGATTTTCTTGCTGATGTCCTTGAGGGCATAGGCAAGAACTTCAAGTTCTTCGGAGGTGAAATAGGCGGGCTTGCCATTGACGACGGCTCCATTCAGTCGCTGGGAGAACCAGCTGCGGGACTTGTGGAAATAGTTCTCAGCGATGAAGGAAAGGTTGAGCGCCGGAATCACCGGCTCGATAGCTTCCTTAACACGAAACTCTCTGGACTCCGCAATCACGTTCTCCGCGCCTTCCAAGAAGGCCTGCCGGAACTCTTCAGGGGATTGTTCGGAAAGCTCGCGAATCTGCGCATCGATTTCGGCTTTCCTCTTCTCGTCAGCGGTCGCAATGTACTCGCTTCTGAGTTCGTTGAATCTTTCTTTTACAGTCATATATATCGGTCTTTTAAGTCCTCCCCTTGCGGGGATGTTTATAGAGTAAAGGTAGGTATAATAAATTAAATAAACAATAGTTTATTAAAAATAATTTCAATTATTATGTATCATATCCAATCATATTACTGCCAGTCAGATTTGAGAAAAATTGAGCGGTATGCCTCGGACTCGATTCGCATTCTTGAAAATAAAGTCATCAAGGAAGAAGACATAGAATCCGTGCGAAACTGGCTTTTGCGGCTTCGTGAACAGCTTGAAATGAAGCACCCTCGTTGCGGTCACGTCGAGGTTGTGGTTCAGAAGCAGGAAGTGCTGAACAGGTTAGACATTTGCTTCGGCCGCCTATGCTACTACGGGAAGAAGTGTGAGTTCTTAGACCGGGAGGACATCGCGGAATGAATAAAGCCGCCCGGAATGCGGACGGCTTTCAGGGACGAGGAAAATGATATTAATGCTTTAATTGGAAATAGTGCTCGATGGCTTCGTTGATGAACTGGGTCTTGTTACCCTCGAATGATGTGAGGATGGCATCGACGGCGGGGTTTGAGCGGAACGTGTAGTTCTTGCCGTGTTCGATGGGCTTGCGGCCCGCGCCCTCTCTTGCACCGCCCTTTCCTTTCTTGGAGGATGAAGATGAATTTTGTGTTTCCATATAATTTTGTACTTTTGCGAAGCCTACCAAAGGGGAGGCTGATTTCTCAGCCTCCGTTGGTCAAATTAGATTGCAACTTCTATTGTGAATCTAATTTTCCAAATCTTGAAAGTGAATTTGAGACTCATACTTCTAAGACTTTGGTAGGTTTTTTCTTACTCCCTTTCAAGCGTTTCAGATTTCTCTTTCGCAGCAGGCCTTCTTCCTGACTGCATTACAAAGGTACGCATTATCTTTGAATTACGCAAGTATATTTCAATGAATTTGCATATATTTTTCAATATTTTTCTCTGATAATCAATTAAATATAGGAATTATGATTTACGGATATTTACGAGTGTCATCCGATGCACAGGATGTAAATTCGCAAAAGCAGGGAGTCGATGGCTTCGCGAAGGCCAAAGGCTGGGAAATCGAGAAATATATTTCAGACGAGGGCATAAGCGGTGGAACGGACCCCGACAAAAGAAAGCTCGGACCGATGCTGAAGAAACTCCAGAAAGGCGACATTGTTATATGCAGCGAGATTTCACGACTCGGCCGTGACCTTTATATGGTAATGGACGTTCTGCATTTCTGTATGACAAAGGAGGTTGTCATCTATACTGTAAAAGACAGGTTTGTACTGGGCGATGACATTCAGAGCAAGGTTTTGGCATTTGCGTTTGGACTTTCGGCTGAAATCGAGCGTCAGATGATTAAACAAAGGACGCTGGAAGGATTGAGACTCAGGAAAAAGATGGGCGTACTAATGGGAAGGCCTCCGCGCAAGAAGACGACTTTTAATTATGCTCCGTTGGCAAAATACAAGGAGTTGATTATCGACCATTATAAAAATGGTGTTTCGGGGAATGAAATCGCGAGATTGATAAAGATTGATAGGAACACTCTTCATCGGGCGCTTGTACGTTGGGATGTATGGGAACCCAGAACTAAAAATGGCGCCGGGCCCAAAAGTTTGGAGGAAGCCAAAGCTAATATGACAAGGGCAGAAACTGCGCATCGCGTTAGAGTTCGCGAGCGATTAGGAATAAAACAGCCCACCAACAATATTGATGTCAAGAAGTTACAATCGTACATTTTAGCTGATATGACTATCCCGGAAATAGCAGAGAAATTTCCATTGAACTCCTATGATGAGGTCTATGCCGCGATTGATTGCAACGATGACCTCAATCTTCTTTATCGTGCTCATGCTCAAAAGAAATTGCTGAAGAAGAGATGGTGACAGGCTATAAACTTACTGAAAAGAACGAGGCGAGCCGCGAATTCGGTCGATTGTTCGGATTGCCACTCGGTGACTTTTATGACCCTATAGTTTCAATCTGGACATTGAAAGTGTGCATCGATATAGTCAAACTCGACGAACGTATGCATCAGGAATGGAGTGATTATGAAGAAAAAGGGCAGTCCCTGTTCGATTGCATACTGGAACATTACGGGGAGGATGCCGCCATTTTAATTGGAAAATTACTTTGAAACAATATACACAATGATACGCAAGGAACAGATTTTTGAGGCGACGGAGGGCGGAAAGGCTGTCATCGCGGGATATTATCCTCAGAGCGCTTCGTGCTTTTCGGGGCGCGGGCGCAACTTCAGGATTCGGGAGGACGACAAGAGCCCTTCCTGCACCGTGTTCCGGAAAGAGGGCGTCTGGTTCATCCAGGACAAGGGAGGAAACGACACCAAAGCCTACACGGCCATTCAGCTCGTAATGAGGGAGGAGGGGTTGGACTATCCGGCGGCGATAAACTGGATTGCTCGGAAATACGCTCCCCATCTTATCGAGGGAGACGCGGCCGCCTCAGAGGTGAAACCGATGCCGGAGATGAAGAAGGTCAAGGGACAGGAGAAAATGTCTGTAAACCTTAGGAAAAGCGGCAAATTCACCGACAGGGAGCTTTATCTTCTCGGCTACAAAATCACACCCGAAATCTGCGCCGACCTCTGCCTCAAACCTGTGGATTCCTACATCACGGCAAAGAACGCCAAGGGGGAAAGCTGGCTCATTTCCTCGACGGACAATTACCCAATTTATTATTACGACTATGGCAAATGGGGCAAACTCTATCAGCCGCTCGGAGACATCCGCTTTATGTATGTGGGAGACAAACCGGAGGACTTCTTCTTCGGAGAAAAGGATTTCATAAAGGCATACGCCGACGCGAAGAACGGAGTCTATCACGGAATCGTCGAGGCGGAACCGGTTGACGGAGAGGAATTGGGCCCCGCCGTCGATATGACCTGGAAAGAACTCATCATCTGTTCCGGGCCGTCCGATGCACTGAACGTCCATTCCGCCGGCTATCACGTATGCTGGCTAAACTCAGAGACTGCGGAGCTTACGGAGTATGAGTTCTCTCTGCTTCAGAAGATCGCCAAAAAGATATACATCCTCTACGACATCGACGACACGGGTATTGCGAATATGTACCGCATTGCGCTGCGCTACCTCGACATCAACATCATCCGCCTCCCGGAGGAACTCAAACGCTTCAAAGACCGTAAAGGCAAGCCTTGCAAGGACGCGAAGGATTTTTTCGTGCATTTCCGCAGACCGGAAAACCAGAACCCCGTATCTCTTTTCAAAGAGCTGGTCAAACTCTCCGGTGGGCTGAAGTTCTGGCAGGAGAAGAAGACCAAGACGGGAGGATTCGGCGGATACGACATAAACAACGAACAGCTGTATTCTTTTCTCGAAGCTTCGGGATATTTCCGCATCGCGACCAATCCGGACTGCACGGACTTCGCCTTTTGTCAGGTGAAAGACAATGTGGTGACGATTATCGGCGACGACAGCATTTCAGCGCACTGTTCGGCCTATCTTCTGGAGTATCTCCGCACCCACGCGAACTATTACAACCAGACACTCGCGAACACCATCCACCGTTCTCCGCAAATCAGCCGGAGTTCGCTGGAGAAACTCTCGGTGATTGTGCCGGACTTCAACGCATTCGACGAGCATTCCGACACATTCTTCTTCAACAACGGACCGGTGAAGGTCACGGCCACGGGCGCGAAACTCCTGAAGCCGTCGGATTGTCCGTACAATGTCTATCGCAGCAAAATCATCGAGAGAGACTTCCGGGCGGAGCAGCCCTTCTTCGACATCGAGTATTCCGAGGAATATGCCACTCTGCTGAACCGTCTTTCCATCCTCTCCCCCGACACCCCCGACTATGTTCAAACCAAAAAGCAAGTTGACGCTCTGGATGAGCTTAAGAAGTATCGGCTGAAGATTTTCCGCAACGACAACACTTTTATGCGCTTTGTCTATAACACAGGGCGCAACTATTGGAGAAAGGAGGAATTGGGCATCAGTCTGACACCGGACGAACAGGCGGAAACGGATCTGCACTTCATCTCGAAGGTTATGGCACTTGGCTACATTATGAGCAAGCACAAGGTAGCCGGCCAGCCTTACGCGATTTATGCTATGGAGACGGAGCAGTCTGAGGAAGGCACCCACCTGGGAGGTACGGGAAAGTCTCTGTTTATGACAAGTACGGAGCAGCTTCGCAAGCAGCTGTTCATCAACGGCCAGGAAATCAACCCGTCAAAGACGGACTTTATGCTTGCCGGAGTGCGCAGCGGAATCACCGACACGGTCTATTTCGACGACCTGAACGACAGCATCGACCTGCACCGCTTTATGCCTATGATTACAGGAAAGATGGTGGTGAACCCGAAAAATAAGGATGCTTTCATACTGGAATTCAAGGACAGTCCCAAAGTGGCTTTCACCTCCAACCACGCAATCAAAAAATTCGATGCATCGCTCCGCCGTCGTACCTGGTTCACCGCCTTCACCGACTACTACCACTCCGACGATCCGATGCGTGGCCTGAAGGAGCGCTCTCCATACACGGAGTTTCACAAGAACCTCATCCAGGACTACTCCCCGGATGAGATGAACGGATTTTACAACTTTATGTTCAACTGCATCTCCGCCTGGCACAAGCTCCGCATCCGGATTCAGCCACCGATGAAGCAAATCGAGCAGCGCAACCTCCAGAGAGCCATCACCGACGAATTCATCTGGTGGGCTGAAGACTGGTTCACGGAGGAACGTCTCGATGTGATTGTGAATAAGGACGAGGCATTTGACGCCTACAAGTCTACTCTGAACAGGAAAATTCAAGACAGCATCAAGATGCAGACGTTCAAGAAAAAACTCATAATGTACTGCGCTTATAAGGGTTGGGTGTTCAATCCGCCTGAGCTTCTTCTTTCCGAGACCGAGAGGCAGCGCAACGACATCCGCCGCAAAGCCGACGGCAAAGACCTCTATTTCTTCTATATCGATACGAGAAAGGATAATGAGGAGAAGCTTGACGCGGCGTCAATTATCGACGCTCCGCCTGAGTGCGAGACTTTGGGGCCGGGGGTAATCGGGACATCGGCGGAAGTCGGGCAGACGGATGTCGCACAGCCGCCATTTATATAACGGCCATCGATGCACTTGTGCAAAAACAGTTCACAAGCGCGTCAAAAAAAGCACTTTGACAGGGGTTCGCCTTTCGCGGACCCTTCTTTTTGGAGGAGGAGAATTTTTGCTGACGAGTTCAAGGTATATATTTCTTTGACCTTTTGACGCCTTAAGAGTAAAAAGGAGTATAAGTAAATGAAAATAAGAGAGTTAAACGGCGTCAACTTGCGGCGTCAACTTGGGTCAAAATGGTTTTTGCTGACGCCGTTTTTGGGACATTTCGTGGGTATGCGCGGGAGTATGAAAACAAAGTTGACGCGCTTGAATATCAGCGAGTTAGACCATTTTGGCGCTTTTTGGCGTCAACTTGATAAAAAACAAAGTTGACGCCGACACCCCCACTGAATATCAGAGAGTTACAAGGCTTTTGCGTCACGGCGTCAAAGCGTCAGAAAATTTGCGACCTCAAAACTCTCAGAAATTTTTGAAGAGAAAAAACACCTGTTTTTCGACATAATTATGACTGAAAAAAGCACACAATCCAAGACAAAAAAGGCCGTTCCGGAGAGGTTGGAGTTCAATGCCGAAGTTTATGGCCGTTCGATGCCGCTCTGGCATTACAGGGAGCTTCCTCCAGGGATGGTCAAGGCGGAACAGAAAGACCTCTACCGGGGGCGCTGCGTCCTCTATAGAGTGGAGCTCGGACCGGACAAAGGGGACTGGTACAGCGACTATGTCCGGGACAGCAACTACCGCATCCTCTGTCGGATGATTCGGGAGGGGAAGGATGTATGGATTAAGTAACAAAGTTATTGTAAAAGCGGTTAAATACACTTAACTTTGTGAGCGTTAGGCGTTTGAAAGGCGGATTACTATGTTGATAAAACTCAAATTTGACACTAAACTGAGACTCGACTACCTCGGTTTCCTCTTTCCGAGGATTCCAGGAGAGGATGTCTATAAGGTCAGCACACGTGAACCCATAGGAGAACTTCTGTGCGCCCGCGTCCGGGAGTCGTGGCGCCCGGTGGCGGAACCGGTCGGAGAACTCGTCGCGACTCTCGATTTGCCGCTGAATCCTGCAACCAGAAATGTGGTGAACAAATTCATCTATTATTCACAGGCGGACACCGTGGCTCTGATGATGGCGTTTTCCGCGACATTCGACCTCGACTTTGCCGGCTATTACCGCAAGGGCGAGAGTCTCGGCTACGGACGCAAGGAGATTGTCGAGGCGTTCATCATCTCCCGCAACCTGGTGGAAGTGGATTGCAGCGACACTCTCTACAAACGGGTTTACAGAACAAGCCAGCGACAGATGAAATCTTTGACGCAGCGCCTTCTACGCCGCTGCTACTATCTCGATGAAAGCATAAACCTTAAAGGATTGAAAGATGATACGAATAATCAACGAAGTTCTGGTGAGCCCGGCAACAAGCGGGTTCGACCTTCTGAAGATGTCAAGGCTGCCGATGATACCGGCATCCGGCACGCTGGAAAGCAAGGAGACTGTCAGCGAGAACGGACGCTCTTTGACCTATAAACTCGCATTGCGCTGCAAGGGTCTTTCGCCCGCCGTCAGGGAGACGCTGCGTGATGGCTGCATTGCCCGCGTTGTCTGCGCGGATCAAAGCTGTTGTGCCGTAGATTATTTCCTTGGCACGGAAGACATCCCCCTGCACTTCGAGCTGGAGGACAATCTCGACTTTCTCCAACTCTCCGCCACCTACAAGGGTGCCTCGCTGCTGTGAAAGTTCCTCACGACCGCGAGGTTACACGGAACAACCGTATGGAAGAACTCCTCCGACAGAGACGGCTGTTGAATATGCACCTCTGCAACAGTGTGAAGGACTTCGGAACTCACGGGATGCCCGTTCTCGACGCATACGAGAAGCCAGTTCCGGAACATTTCATAGGATTCAACCAAGCGTTGAGTTCCTCCCGCTATGACTGCGGAATACATTTCTTCATAGATGACTACCAGTTTGAAAGGGTTTGGAATACTCCCGAGAAATATCTTCCACTGCTCAGACGGTTCCGTTGCATCATAGCTCCGGACTTCAGCCTATATGTCGACCTCCCGCCGGCTGTGAATTTCTGGAATGTCTACAGAAGCAGACTTCTGGCCGCATGGTGGCAAAGTCAGGGTATCGATGTCATTCCGAGTGCCAGCTGGGGAAATGCGGACTCCTTCATATTCTGTTTCGATGGGCTTCCGCACTCCTCAATCATTGCCGTAGGACATACGGCTGTAGGAAGAAACCAGACAGCGAAGAACGCGTCCGTTCTGGGGATGAGCGAATGTCTCAGAGTTCTGAATCCCTCGGAAGTCCTTGTCTACGGCAAGCCATTCGACTTGAATTTCAATAATTTTGTATATTTGACGGACAACATCAACAGTTTAAGACATGAAAGAAAAGAAATACGGAGAAACAGGATATGTCAATGAAATTGATGCCGACGACAGAAAACTGTTCGACGCCATATTCAGGACATCTCCATCCGAGAACGAGAAACACTTTTTCAGAATTGCTGAATATCGCCAGAAGCACAATTTATCTGCCGGCTCTGATTTGCTTCTAAGTTACGAAGAGAATCCCGATGGAATCGGGTTTTACAGATTCCTCTATGATTGGTATATGATACAGATAGATGACAGGATCTGTCCTGCGGAATATCGTTCAGAACATCCGGATATAATTGAAATAGAGTGTTCAAGCCTTTCAGGTATGCTCGAGTGCGACATCGAGGAATATATCTCCGAGAAAACCGGATGTCGTACAATGTTGGAATACCTGCGTTCTATAGACTATAATGGTATCAACTATGAAAGAGATAGTGACTGACTATGGGAAATTCCCGATCCTATAACCCTGCCGGAGGATTTTACACTCATGAGTACCATCAGGTCGGTGATACCATATACTATGATGGACTGGTAGGAAAAATAATCGTAAGCAATGATATACGCAAAAATGGACTGCCATTCTATTCCGACAAGTCTGATTTCTATGTTGGAATAAGTGCAAAGACAGGAGAAGTCATACAGGTTCGTCTGTTTGACCACAGACATCCGAGCATCGACTTCGATTGGGGTCATATCCATAACAACAAAGCGGCTGGAGACAAAACTCGCTTTGCAAAAGGGACACTTCATGTCCACACATACGAAAATGATGTCAGGAACGAGATCGCCAGATTCGCCAACAATGATGAGATAAAGAGGTTCGGTGAATTGTTCAAATCTCTAAACCCGTCCGTAAAGTTCCGCCCATAACACTTTATTGGCAAAAGATTTGCAAGGAAAGTGTTAATTAGTTAGTTAATTAACATTTTATTGCCTACCTTTACGGGACAGAACAATAGGACACAGTTATGAATTTAGAACTTTTGATATCATCGATTGTAACCGCTCTGGTTGGAGGCGGATTAATTTTCAAGATGTTTGACATGGGGAAGGCTCTTGGAAGTATTAAGTCTGACATCAAATCATTGAATGAGAAATACGACTCTCTCGACAAGAAAATCGACAAAGTGAAGGAGGACATTGAGTCAAGAATTTCCAGACTTCCTTGCGACGTACATTCGGACAGACTTTCTGACACAGAGAAAGACGTAGCATTCTTTCGTGGAAAGACGGAATTTATTCTCTCAGCGAAACAGAGCCCGCGGACACTTAACAAGTATGGACAGGAACTGTTTCAGGAAATCGATGGAGAATCATTCCTTGCTGAGAACAAGCAGAAACTGTTCGATTTCATAGATGCTGAATCCCCCAAAACTGCATACGACGTGGAAGCCGATGCGAGGAAGGCCGTCCACTCCCTTACCGATGATGACTCCTTCAACAGGATAAAGGTATGGCTGTACAACAGTCCGGCAAAAAAGATAGAAGTTGAAGGCAAGGAAACCGAGTACTGTTTTTCGCTTGAGGATGCCTGTTTCGTCATCAGCCTGCCGTTGCGGGATATGTATATCGAGTCACATCCAACCATTTTAAAATAGACATATCTGGCACTGAAGGCCGTGGAGGGCGCTGTCCTTTTTCGGGACAGCGCTTTTGTTTTCCTTTGTAGCGTAAAAATACGGACAATGAGAAAACAGATAAACACATCACATTTGGCTGCGGAGATAATCCGTGGAAAATGGCTTCTGGCTGATGCGGAGTCATATCTTCCTGCGGTGTTTGCGCTGCTTTCACGCACGCCTCTTGCCGATGTCGAGGAAATGACGCGTCCGTCATTCATGCTTTCGGACGGTTCCGAGATTGGCGATGGTGCACAGGCGACGGTCGAGAAAAAGGTGGCGGTTCTGCCGCTTCATGGTACAATGACCAAATACGAGACCTGTAGCTCCTACGGGGCTATGGATCTTGCTTCATTCATCAGGAAATACGCCGACCGTCAGGACATCGTCGCACTCGTGCTTGACATTGACAGCGGCGGAGGCGCAGCAAACGCAGTCCCCCCTCTTGTCGAAGCAATCCGATATGCACGGGAGGCCGGCAAACCTGTCATCGCCCACTGCGACCTCTGTTGCAGTGCCGCTATCTGGGTGGCATCACAGTGTGATCTCCTCTATCTCGACAACCCTATGTCAGAAATAGGTTCCATCGGGGGGCTGTGCACACTGTCGCTACCTCCGGAGAAAGACCCGCAGACCGGAGTGAAGATTGTTCCTGTCTATGCCCGCGAGTCCCCAGATAAGAACCTCGACTACAGAAAGGCACTCGAAGGAGACTACAGCCTCATCCAGGACAGCATGTCTCCAATCGTCTCACAGTTTCAGGAAGCGGTCAAGAGAGGACGTCCGATGCTCGATGTGGAGAAAGAGGGTGTCTTGACCGGAGCGACATTCCTCTGCGACGAGGCTCTGAAGCTCGGGTTCGCCGATGCTCGGAAGACTCTCAAGGAAAGCGTAGAAGCCGCGTTCGCGCTCGCTGAAATCTGACGAAAATACTTACAAACCTCTTATACCAAGTACAATGAACAAAAAAGCACTCTCAAACTCAAAGATGGGCAAAATCGTTGCCCGTCTTCTCGGAAAACCGGAGCTTGCTGTCAAGGATGGAAAGGTTGAACTTTCCGCTGAGGAGCGCGCGAAGGTTCTTGAGAACTACGGACAGGCTTTCCTCGAGAAGCTGGAGTCCGTCACTCTCGAAGACGAAGACGCCTTCGACCTCTTCGACGCGGCCGTGGCAGCAAAGACAGCCGAGGCCACAGCAGCCCTCTCCGCTCAGGTGAAAAAGCTTCAGGGCGATGTCCTGGAACTTTCCCGTGAACCGGAACCGCAGCCACAGGCACAGACTCCGTCAAAGCCGCTTTCGGCAGGCGAAGCCACAAGGCAGTTCGTCCTGAACATGAGCGCAGCGCACAACAAGATTGTCGCACAGGCGCTCGCATCCACAAACCCGATGGCTTTCGCAGCCCTCGACAGCAGCACACTTGACGTTGCGGATCTGAACACTGAGTTCAAGATTGTGATGCCGCCAAAGGCAAAGCTCGACCTCCTCGCAAAGAGGCTCTATATGGGCTTCAACGACTCAAAGCACATGACGCGTATCCAGTCCGATCGCGACTTCATCGCTTCTGCTGCCATCTTCACCGAAGTCTCACAGCAGTTCACTCCTAAGTGGACTCCTAAAGGCACGGCGAAATTCACTCCGATTCGCATCCCTTACCGCCGTCACAAAATCAACGTCTTGATTCGTCCGACGGACATCATCAAGTCATGGTTGCTCAACCTCTACGAGCAGGGCAAGACTCAGGCTGAGATGCCTATCACCAAGTATATCATCGAGGAGCACATCCTTCCGAAGACCCTCGACGACATCACCCTCTCGATGATTGGAAAGGGAAAGTTCAAGGAAGTCTCGCTTGCTGGGCTCACTGATGGTACGGCCGGTTCAGCAGCTAAGGATTCCATGGACGGCTACGAGACCATCCTCGTCGATGGTCTTACGGACGAAAACTGCAAAATCAACTACCTCCGCGCGGCAAAGGACTACAGGACGCTCTCTGACGAGGAGCTCTTGAAGTATGTTGACAGCTTCGTTGACAACATCTCCGGACTCTTCGCGAAGACCGCAGTCGTTTTTTGCTCAGAGCAGTTCCGCACCCGCTACAAGAGGGCAGACTTTGCCGTAAACGGCAAGTACACCGGCATCGAGAACGGTGACACCATCCGTTTCACCAACTTCCACCTTGTGGCTCTTGAATCCATGTACAACTCGCCGATTCTATTCGCCACTCCGAAAGAGAACTTCGTCGAGCTGGTTGACTACTCCAAGGCGGAGAGCTGCATCAACCGCATCGAGGAGAGCAACTACGATGTGAAGGTGTTCGGAGAATACTCTCTGTCGGTTGGCTTCAAGATTGCCGAAGCTGTGTTCGCGGCCGTTCCGACCGGATACACTCCTTCAGAGAGCATCCTTTCCGAGGGCATAGACCTCACTGAGGACGGTCCGTGGATGAACGGGGTCAAGCCGGCAAGCCAGGACTCTGAACAGAAGGCGGCCGGAGATTCCGGACAATCCGGACAGGAAGGCGCGTAATCACTGAAAAACAATCAGGACTATGTATACAAAAGTAAGTATTCCAAAGAATGGAGACGGCGCGGGATGCCCGTCTCCAAAGTCTTCCGACATCATAATCATGGATGTCGAGGACATCGAGACCGAACCTACGAGAGCACTCGGTGACGTGACCGTGAAGGGCAACTACACTCTCAAGGAGGGAGCGAAGGCCGTATGCGTCTATGGGACGCCGAAGACCATCGCGGCATCAGAAGAGTATTCCGGCGACGCCGATGCCCGTGGCGTGAAACAGGGCGTTGAGTTCGAGCACCCTGGCAACGAGAAGGACATCAAGAACTTCGTCGAGGCCTTTATGAATAAGGGTGTCGTCATCCTCGTAAAGGAGTGCGACGGCTCAGCGACAGGACGCGTACAGGCGTTCGGAAACAAGTGCAACCCTCTGTTCCTCACGGTTGAGAGGACCGACAGCAGCGAGGCCAACAAGCGCAAGCTTACCTGGAAACAGGACATCGCCGGCAAGTTCCTCCCGGCCGACTACGAGGGCGAGCTACCCGCATTAGCGGACGCTGCAACCGCAGTGACCGAAAGTGCCTAATCATCTGAAGAATGACAAAGAAAGCATCACAAACTATGGAAACTGAGCCTCAGAAGACAGCTGAGGCTCAGGCTTCAGGCATCGAAACTGCTGCACCTGAAGCGGCAGCCGAGAAAAAGTACGATGTGGTCGTGTATGCCTATCCGGGAACCGAGACCTTGATGACGCGCCTCTGGGACAGATTCCATAAAGGACGGCATCTCGTTGTCACTGACACCGGGGCACAGCTGCCGGAAGTTCTGGCGGAATGCCTTGCCGACAATAGGATTGCCGACCAGTTCACTATTCTTCCGGCGAACATCATCCCGTGTACGGAAATCACGGACGAACTTCTGAAAGGAAACTATGTCTATGTGACACGGAACGGGGAAAGGCAGGCGGTCAGCCGCGTGCCGATGACTTTCGACAAAGAAAGTCTCGTTGCGTGGCTTGCGGCCGACGATTCCGAGACCGATACGGCCGAGGCGTTCTTGAAGCGGTACAATGCCGGGAAACTCCTGATGGAGGTGTCGTTCTCGTTCGGAAACTTCATCACGCCTGTACTCCGAGCCAATCCTTGCGAAAATGTGGTCATAGAGGCTTTCCTGCGAAAGTTCTTCGTGGCAGCATCGCCGGAAGGCTTCGCCGCCATTGCTGCGCTCGCTGAGAAATTCCTTCTCAAAGAGGAAATGAACGAGGGATGTTGAACGAGATTGACAGATGGATTGATTCAGGAGCCGAGGTTCAGGAAGGACTTCGGCTTTTGAGTATATATGCCCCGAACCGCCACCTCGACACCCTCGTCCGCAAAGCCCCTAAACGGTTCTCCTATCTCCTGAAGGCATCGCTCCTGCCGTTTTCGTCAAAAAGGTCAATCGCCGTCAGCGCCTTGCAGCCTGTGCCGAAAGTGAAGTTCCGAGAAAACTGGCCATTCCTCTCGGAGCCGGATTGCCCGCAGGAACTGAAGATTCTGGCGGCCGACAAAATAACGGCATGGGAGGAGTCGATGAGAGCGCACGAGGAACTCTTTCTGTGCACCACTCCGGAACAATGTTACGAAACAGCGAAAAAAGTGCTGGAAAATTATTCCAACAATCGGAAAATCTTCTCCGAATTTACTCATTATAAGGAACATCACTCTGTGCTCGGAGAGCATCCGATTTTCAAAGAGTCCATACAGACAGCGGAGCTTCGCGCGATGCCGATTATGGAACTCGTCCGGAAAAAGGAGAATCTGGAGGAGGCAATCTGGAGAGCCGGCAACGAAATTAAAAAGGGAGACAAACCACATCTCCGCCCATTGAGGGAAGAGCGCATCGCGGCAAAGCGCCGGATGCTCGCGGAAGTCAAACGAATGATCGACGACTATGAACAACGAAGAGAAAGACGACAGCCTTGACAGGATTGCCTACCTTGCCGCCCTCGGCTGGCCGGACAACGAAATATTCATCAGTGAGGGCATAGACGAGAAGTCCGTGCCTGAAGAGGTGCGTGAAGCCATCGAACACGGACGGCTGAAGAAACGTGCCGACATCGAGATCGCCGTGGCGCGTGCCGCAGCCAGCGGAACCCCGGAAGCTGTGAAGCAATTCAATGAGGTTGTGCGCGACAAGAGTTTCAGCCTTTCGAAGCTCGACCTTTTCGGCGGTCCTGAAGACGAGGGGGCTTTCGAGCGCATACAGGACTATATAGCCGGTGGGAGCAAGGGCAATCTTTCACAGAAGGAGCAGGTGTATATAGACCTACTTACGATGATATATTCCCTCGACGGCCAGTGGGGAAAACGTCGCACGATAAAATTCCTCACCTCCAAACCATTCTCCTTCTCCTATGAACAGGCTTCCAATATGTACGCTGAGGCTATTGAGATGTTTTTCGCAAACCGCAAGGTTTCCAAAGAGGCGATGCGGGCGAAGATGGCAGACCAGTACGACACCCTCTATGCCCTCGCTATGCAGAATGCCAGGACAACGAAGGATTTTGAAATTGCCGCCGGAATCCTCTCAAGCAAGGCAAAGGTGCTCAGACTCGACCAGGATGACCCGCAGCAGCTGCCTGCCGAGAACTACAGCAAGCAGTTCCGCGTGCTCTCGCTTTCTCCTGAAGTCATAGGGTTGCCGAGAGCGAACAGGGATGAACTTGCCCGCCAGATTGACGGCATAGTCGCTCCGGAAGCGGTGAAGAAACGCCTGAGGGTTGATGCGGGCATCGATGACCTTGACATAGTAAAATTGATGGACAATGTCGCACAGGAAGAAAGTTAACGTCGAGCGGACGGAAAGCGCGTCGGTGCAATATCAGAACAAATTCGCGCAACTGGTCGCCCTCGTCGGTGCGCGCAAGACCTATTGCGAGCTGGGGCGAGGCTCCGCGAAGACCACAGACATCCAGGTTGAAAGGCTTATCGACATAATGTTCGATATGCCGGGCGCACCATGTTGCTGGGTTGCCGATACGTTCAGTAACCTCACGGCGAATGTTCTGCCTTCCGTATTGGAGGGACTTGAGCGCAAGGGATTCAGAGAAGGCGAGCACTATGTCATAGAGAAGCAGCCGCCGGAGTTTACCGATGCTGAGACAAAGAACCTTCCGGACTGGCTCAAGCCCCATTTCTGGAAGCCATTCAACAGGCTCGTTTCCTACAAGCGCACCATCATCTTCTTCACAGGGCTGAACATCCGCTTCGGCTCGCTCGACCGCCCGTCGACTCTCGCGGGCGCGTCATACGTCTTCGTGTTCGGGGACGAGGCGAAATATTTCCGTGAAGATAAAATCGCCAACCTCCTCAAGGCTGTACGTGGCTATAGGCAGGAATATGGAAGGAGTGTGTTCTATCGAGGCGTGTGCTTTACATCCGATATGGCGGACGTCTCCCACATCGGGGAATATGACTGGATGCACAAGGAGGCGGACAATGTAGACAAGACTGCGATACTCACAGTGATAAAGGCTGGGCTCGTGTATAACGAGGCCCTGCATGAATATGTGGCTGCCAAGGATAAATGGCTCAAGACAAAGTCGCCTGATGACCTCAATGACTGCCGAAACAGACTCCGCACGGCCGAACTCTGGAAGGCGCGGTGGACGGAACTTCGCAGCCGTCCTGAGGCATCGACTTTCTACATACGCGCATCGAGCTATGTGAACGCGGACATCCTCACGGAGGAATGGTTCTCCGATGCCATTGCCGCGAAGCTGCCTGACCTTAACACTGCCATCCTTTCACTCAAGCCGCGACTCGAAAGCGGCGACCGCTTCTACACCGCGCTCTCCGCACGGCACTTCTACTACGACGGCATAGACGAAGACGCATACGACCGTCTCGATATGCGCGAGGCCGAGGACTGCCGTGTGCTCCGCCATCTGAACCGCACCAAGCCATTGCAGGCCGGTGTGGATTTCGGCAATATGTGCTCGATGACAATCGGGCAAGATGGGAGTGAACAGGGACATGAGATTATCAGAGTGCTCAAGTTTCTCTACACGTTGGCTCCGGAATACACCGAGGATCTCGGAGTGAAGTTCCGCACCTACTTCGCGGCCATGCAGAACCGCGTGCTCTATCTATACTACGATCGTTCCGGCAACGCCTACAAGTCCGTGGGCGAGGATCAGGTCTCCAAGTTCAAGCGTGCCGTAGAGTGGGACGGTGGCAACAGGACCGGATGGACGGTGCACCTGATGTCCATACGACAAGGCAACATCGGCCAACCGGAGGAGTATGCCTTCATGCAGGAGCTGATGTCGGAGCGCAACCCGCGCCTGCCCTGGCTTCGCATTGACGCCTATGCCGCAAAGAACCTGAAGATGTCTCTCGAACTTGCGCGCACCAAGGTGAAGTCCGGAGTTGTGTTTAAGGACAAATCGAGCGAGCGCCTGCCTGTGGCCGAACTGCCTACCCGTTCCACCAACCCTTCGGATTCGTTCAAGTATCTGCTTATGACAAAGGAGAGGCGCAAGCTCGCCTCGATGCGCTCTTCTGCCGCGAAATCCAACCTTGACCCTCAATTCAAGTAGCCCGGCGCGGGGTCAGCGCGTCATATATCACCTTTTTACTCGTTTGCGACCGCAAACGAAAATGAGCGCGGCCGGGCTTTTTTGTCCGCGAAAGAAGCATTTTCTCCGGAACGGACGTGGCAAGGCATTGACATATACATATATACCTTAAAAATATTACCGAAATCTTGTAATTTTTCGGATGTACGGAATATGAGACTGTCCGTTTCGATGGCGTATGTGGGCAATCTGCGCATCGGCCGCGGCCTCTCATTTCGTGTCCTTTGACGAACGGTCGCGAGGGAGTAGTTTTGCACTATGGATGTTTATGAAGCGATAGACAAAATGAGACGGCTCTCTTCCGAGGGAAAGACTTTTAGCTTCTCGTTCATGTCCTGCAATCTTTCGGCAGGAACGAGCGAGGGCGTTGTCTATGTTCCGCATGCTCGGCTCCGCAAAAGAGAATGTAGGGAGCATCACCTTCACGCGGATATGGTCGAGGCATACATCAATCTCGACACGATGGAGAACCGCCGTTTCTACCAGCCGCTTCTGATGACCTTCAACGGAGAAAAAGTTACATTGAGATGAAGAATACGGTTAAGAAGATTTCGGACCATTCCTATGCGCTGCACCTTGAGGACGGGCGGTGCTTCACCCTCTCGAACAGAAGGGACAGTAGCCTCGACTCGCTGTTCTGGCAGGCGCAGGACCGCAACTGGGAGTATCTCCCGCACACGATTCAAGGCTACAGGGTGATACCCTACGGCATCGACAACCAACTGCCTACGCGCCTGCGCGACATCCTCGACTCGAACAACCTCGGTCCCGGCATACTCGAACGCCAGATGGGACTCCTGTTCGGTCAAGGGCTCTATCTTTCACAGCTTTCCTTCGAGGGCGGCAAGATTGAGCGGCAGTGGAAGGAAGATAGGGAAATCATGGACTGGCTGGAAAGTTGGGACTATGTCTCCTACATCAAGGGCTGCATGACAGACTACCTGCACCTGAAGGGATTCTTCGATGCGAAGTATCTTGAACGCGGTCATCGCATCGGGCGCAATCCGAGGATTTCCTGCCTTGAGCACATCCCTGCGAAGAACGCCCGTCTCGAATGGACGGACAGCCGGGACATCAGAGATGTGCGCCACATCATCGTCGGAGATTTCGAGAATGCTTGTGTGAGGACTGGGGTGCGGGTATATCCCGTCTATGACAGGCGTAATCCAGGGAAATATGGCGCTTCGGCATCATATAACCATACATATTCATTCGCACGCGACTTCTACTCTGTGCCACAGTATTGGGGAGCGCTCCGCTGGATTGTCAGAGGTTCGGAGATTCCGACAATCTTTAAGTATGTGACGGACAACGGGATAAATCTTGCGTACCACATTCACGCCCCTAACGAGTATTGGGACACCAAACGCGACACTCTGAAGAACATTCATCCGGACTGGGATGACGCACGGGTGGAGAAGGAAATCAGCCGGCTCACTTCGGAGCTCCTGACGCAGCTTACGGAGGTGCTTTCGGGCAAGGAGAACGCCGGAAAGTTTTTCTACACGGTGGATATTCCGTCTGAGAACGGCAGCGGGGCTGTGTCGTGGAAGATTGAGGCGATTGACCAGAAGATAAAGGATTTTGTGGATTCGCAGCTCAAGATTTCAGAGGCTTCCGCATCGGCCATCACCTCCGGAATGGGACTGCATCCGTCTTTGAGTAACGTGATGGTGAACGGCAAGCTGGCTTCGGGTTCTGAGTTGCTGTATGCCTTCAAACTCTATCTTCTTTCAGACACGGAGATTGCCTCAAATTGCATTCTTGAGCCGATTAACCAGGCAATTGCATTCAATTTCCCCGGGCGGAACCTCAAGCTGGCTTTCTATCACCAGACGATTCAGGCGGAGGAGGCGGTTCCGACTGACAAACGAGTTAAAAATCAATAGTTATGCTGTTTGACAAAGTACAGAATGGTTCAGAAGAACTGAACTCCCTGACGGGTCAGTGGTTCGCATCCACGCCCTTCTATCTCATACGCACCGAGATTGATTTCGCCGCGCAGGAACTCGGCTCTGTTGTCGGCTCAGAGGTGGTTGAAGCCGCTGAAAAGGCCTATCTTGGCGGCACAGACCCCGATTTTGTGGATGCGGTGCGGCTTCCTGTGGCGTTCCGGGCGATTGCACGCTATGCGCAGCTTTCGGGCGTGAGCCACGAGGGGACGGGGCGAAAGGTGAAGATGGATGACAACGAGAAGATGCCGTTCGAGTGGATGATTGACCGGGATGACAGGGCTATGCTTGACCGCTACTACAGGGCTCTTGACGCGCTCTATCGCTATCTTGAGAAGAACGAGGTCGCAAGCTGGATGTCGTCTCCCATGCGTGCGCTTACAGGGCGCTGCATCGTCAGAAACCTCAATGAATTCGAGAGATTCTACCCTGTGGACGGCAGCCAATATGCCTGGCATCTGTTCGTTCCCCTGATTGTCGATGCCCAAGAGAATGTGGTGGAACCATTCGTAGGTGCGGAGATTTGGGAGCGTATTATTTCGGCAGACGGTTCAGACGATGTCACGGCTCTGCGGCTTCGCTCGCGCGCTGCGCTTCTTGCTGTGCTAATTGCGCTCGTAACTGCGGCACGCCGGTGGTCTCTCGACATTCTTCCGCTTTCGGTAGCGCGGCGTTTCAGCCCGTCGTACCAGGGCAACCGCGAAAGCAGAGCGGCCGAAACACGGGAAATCGACTGGTTCATCGAGAAGACGACCGCTCAGATTGCACAGGTGAAGGACGACCTGAAGAAGCTTGCAGGAACGGCCGGCGAAGCCTGCCTGCTACCCGAGAACGATCCTGCGAACAAATTTGCAACAGTGGTATGACGGAGATTGGGATATATGAGACCGGGGAACGAGTTTCGTTGCCCTCGTCCTGGGATGAGATGACTCCAGAACAGGTGCAGTTTGTGTTTCGGACTTATGGCGAGTGCATCCTGCGCGGCGGTTCTCCGCTGGAGTTCAACGTCAGAGTGCTCAGTCATCTTCTGGGGCTGCGCTTTTCACTGAGGACGGCGCTTGTGGAGAGCCTTGCGGGCGATGAGGCGACACGGCTTGACGAAAATCTTGCGATGCTTTGTGACAGATGTTTAGGATTCCTTCTCGACGTGGAGCAGGAGACGCTCCAGTGCCGGCTGACCTTCGACTCCGTGACAAACCCGCTGCCTATGGTGAAGAGCGGACGTTTCCGGCTCTATGGCCCGTCTGATTTGCTACAGGACCTCACTTTCGGGGAGTTCAGGCACGCTGCCGTGGCGATGAATGCCTTTCTGCATTCCGGCAGGGTGGCCGACCTTGACGAGTGCATCGTCTTTCTCTACAGACGGCGGTGCTCTCAGCCGAATAGGGCCGGGCGGCGCGTAATCGCGGTAGATTCCTCGAACATCGAGAGGGAAACAATGCTTGTGGCGCGGATTGAACCATGGCAGAAAAACCTCATATTACTCTGGTTCGCATCCTGCCTCAAGTTTCTTCAGACGCAGGACATAGTCATCAACGGCGAGACGGTGGAGCTCGGCCGTCTGTTTGCTGGTGACGGGGACGAGAAAGGAGGATACAGTTTCGGGTGGAACGACCTTGTGGTGCAGATTGCCAAGGACCAGACGATAGGCAACATCGAGCGCGTGGATGAAGAACCGCTATTCTCCATTCTCGGCATAATGTGGCACAATTTCAAGGAACAGAAACGATATGAAGCGATTTCAAAGACTCATTAGCCTCACAGAGTACATCGAGGGCTTTTCCCTTCCTGGCATCAGCCCCATCGTGACGACAGCGCAGTCGGACGCCACCTCGAAGCTCCAACATCTTTCGGGCGTCCAGGTGCTTGCGGCGCGTCCTGAATGCCGTCAGCAGGGCGACTCGGATTCCTACAGCTCCGTGCTCTCGACAGCGTTCTTCGTCGTTGCCAAGGGGCTCGGCCCGGCAGGTACTCCGGAGCGCGAGCGAAAGCAGTACGGTGAACTTCTCGACATTGCCTCACAGATTGTCGAGCAGGTGGCCGCCGATTCCACCTCCGGCACCTGCGGGCTTCTTTCGGGGATGTCGCTTGCGGCGGTCGAGATTGTCCCGGAAGCCTCTATTTTCGGCGGCTGGCTCGGCTATAGCGTTGAACTTACATTCGAGTAGGAACTATGTCGGTGAAGGCACGATTCATACGCAACATCCTGGAAGAAGAGGGAGAATCGATGCTCCGCCGTCAGGGCACCGCCATCCTCTCCAAGCTGGAAACGCGCAGCGGAACCTTGGAGAAGTCCCGCTCGGTCTCAGTCTCTTCCGGCTCCGACTCGTTTGACGGCAAGATGACATTCCAGCACGTCGCCTACGAACGTTTCCTCGACCTCCGCCGTCTCCACTACGGCTCCAAGGTTATTTCCCGCCGCCGCAGAATCCACAACCGCTATGTCTTCGGCGCCTACTCCCGCATCGCCGAACGCCTGATGTACGAATTCACAGACGAAGTCGCCGCTGCCATACGCCAACAGATTGAAAATGAATCGCTCTGACGCAAAGTGTTAATAAATATACAAATAAATCAATAAATAAATTTTTGTTGCTATCTTTGCGGGACATTTGGAGACGTTAGGCGTATTTGAGGGAAATGAACGATACTTTGAAAAATAAGTCCGATTTGATGGCTTCTGCGGCAGAGTTTCTTACGAAGAACTGCCATTTCGTTGCCGTTCCTCATGCCGCCTATTATAGTTGTGTCCTTCTGATGGAATATAAGTGGACGGATATTCACCATAGTTCGTTGGATGATTTGGATGCGCAAGGAAAGTTGAATAATGGTTTGCACTCTGTTCTGATTAACGAAATGGCTGGTCTTTTAAGACAGAAAGACTATGTCGAATCTCGTGAGTTCAACACTAACATACAGAATCTGAGAAGAATGCGAGTGGCTGCGGATTATAAAGATGCGGCGTGTACTCTTGATACAGCCGAAAAGGCCATTCGATTACAGAAGTCAATTATCTCAATATTAAAGAAATACTGATTATGGTGTCTGCAAAAGATTTTATAATAAATAGAATCAAGGATCTTGTTCTTAAAATCAGGAACATAAAGGTTCGGTATGAATATGATTCAATGGCTTCTGTTCATACTGTAGAGGTTTTACCTTGCGATACATATAGGAATGATGAAGACTACATCCGTCTTGAGGCTGAGTTTTATGATGATTTTATAAAGAACTATCCGGAAGAGAGCATCTGTTTTCAGTCCTCCGACGCGCCGGTCAGAATTGAAAATGCTGATTATGTTCTTGCTGGGACGGACTATTATATAAGCGACTATTTTCAAAATACCTTAGTCAACATTCCGGATGTATATTCGAATCTTCCTGCATGGGCTGTCAATGTTCAATCTATACCGTCTCATGAAGTTCTCCCTATAGGACTGTCAGGCAGCCAGAGGTTTGTAAAAGAAGAGGATTATTCATTAGCGGCATAATTATTATGGAAAACAAGAAGCAGGAATCAGGGTTTAACCTGAATAATATCATTCTCCTTGGCAGTGAGTTCTCTCGGGCGAATCAAGTGTTTTATGATAATGTCAAGAATGAGATGAATATCAATGTTGATGTTCAAGTTGAAGACAATATCATAGCCGTCAAGGAAACATTAACCATTCGGCAGACTCGTCAGGAAAATGAGCAGGTCAAGATGACCGTCACGGTGGTCGGAGTGTTTGAGAAAGTCGGAGAGTCCGCCCTTGATAATTTGGAAGAATTTGGGCATACAAACGGAGCTGCAATTATTTTCCCTTATATCCGTGAGCATGTCAGTAGCCTCTCTATGAAGGCCGGGATTATGCCTATAATCCTTCAGCCGGTGAATTTTGTCAGCCTTTACAACAGCAACAAGAAATGACATTTTTTCGGGAAAGGCTTGCTTTTTTCGGAAATAGTTGCCACCTTTGCAATGAGCTACATATTCAAAGGCAATTCTATTTTGCGGCTATGATTTTCCTCCGTAAATATAGATTATTGTCATAGTATAGAGATTTTGCCCCTCTGTATGGTCGTCATTGGCGAAAGCCGTGACTGTATTCGCCGCAAGGCTTGGATATGTAGCTCAGACCTGTAACGGAGGGGCTTTTTTAATTTCAATTAGTTATGAGCTACACTAATGAAAAGCAGCCACGGCTCGACACTGGCAAGGAAATCAAGGCGGATGAACTCATACTGAATGCACGCCTTCAGCTCTACCGGCTTTCGGAGGAACTCATCAAATGGCAGGTCGCCCTCTATGATCGGGATAGAAGCCTGCACGAGAAGCTCGGCAAGGACTTCAACCGCGCCACCCTCGGATTCTATGAACTCGACGAGGCGTTGTCCTCCATTCTTCACAAAGACCTCGAACACAAGATAATTTTCTGCGAGGAGTGATTGTTTGTGAAATAGTTAGTATCTTTCGAAAAAATTGACACAAATGTTTTGGTTTATATTATTTCTGATAATATTTTTCGCTGCGGAGTTCCCGATGCTGTTTGTCGGTGCTTTGGAAGTGCTATATTGGGCAATTATCTTCTTTGGCAGCGGCTTCGTCCCAATAATAATTGTTCTTATTATCCTTCCGGAACTATACAAACTTTTCTTTCGTTGGGAAAAATACTATGGAAATGAAACCTATGACAGAGGAGGCAGGAACGCATTGCGCATAGTGCTTTCGTTGGCATTGATGCTCGGGATAGCCTTGACGGCAGTTTTATGGAGCAAATTTCCTGAAATGGCGGAACATCTGTTCTGATAACCCTCTCTCTTTGTTGTCCTTTTATAGCTGCTTTATGGCAGCTATTTTTGTATCATAAAGTTATGATACAATGGCAAAGACAGTCAGAGACGAACAACTTATTCTCAATGTTCTGGTGAACGGAGATGAGGCAAAGAAGCGTATCCTTGATTTGGAGAAGTCGATTACAACCAGCAGGGAAACTCTCAAAAGTCTGAGGGATGAACAGTCAAAATTCGTGAAGGAGAGCGATGACTGGAAACGTCTGAAGGCAGAAATCGACAATGTCAAAGGCAGTATAAAGTCTCAGCGGGACGAACTGGCAAAGGCAAGAATGGAACAATCTCTAATGAATGCGTCTGTCACTGACCTGCAAAAAAGAATCCGTCTTCTTCGTGATGTTCTAAATAAAACGGCTCCCAACACTAGGGAATGGCAAGTCTATAATGATGAATTGTTGGCATCAAGAAACAGATTGGCACAATTGGAGGCTCAGTCTAAAGCGATGCACGGGACTATTTGCGGTTTGGCTGAAGCCGCTCAGAAATATTGGGGACCCGTACTTGCGGGATGGCGACTTTTACAGCGTTTCAGCGGACAGATTGAGCAGGCGAAACAGTCGTGGCTGCAATATGACGAGGCGCTTGTTGATGCGATGAAGACAACTGGGCTGAGCCGTGACGAAATCGAGGAACTGAGTGTGGAACTCAAGAAATTCGACACGCGAACCGCCCAGAATAAACTGTTGTCATTGGCTCGCGTCGGTGGAAAGTTGGGAATCTCAGGCAAGGAAGACTTGCTGGAGTTCGTTTCGGCGGCCGACAAAATCAATGTGGCGTTGAAAGAAGACCTCGGAGGAGATGCGGAGGCAGCCATTGGTCAGATTGGAAAACTCGTCGATATATTCCAGCTGAAGGGACAGATGGGTCTTGAGAGGGCGATGCTGTCCGTAGGCTCCGCAATCAATGAGCTCGGAGCGGCTTCCACCGCCAATGAGGGCTACATCGTGAACTTTACCAACCGTCTTGCCGGTATCGCCCCCAATGCGAGCATATCCATAGACAAAATCCTCGGTCTTGCATCCACCCTTGACGCGAACGCACAGGCAGCCGAAACTGCGGCGACTGCAATCGGGCAAACCATCACGGCAATGTTCAAGAAGACTGAAACATTCGCCCAGATTGCGAGTATGCCTTTTGAAGAGTTCCGCAATCTTCTCGAAACAGATGTGAATGCCGCCCTCATAAAAGTGCTTGAGGGAATGAAGGGCGACCAGGGGCTGTTCGACATCGTGGATGCAATGGGCGAAATGCATCTGAACGGACAGAGGGCCACGACGGTGCTCGGCGCCTTGGCAAACAATGTGGAGATGTTGAAAGAGCAGCAGAGCCTTGCGAATGAAGCCTTTATGGAGGGCACGTCGCTGACCAATGAGTTCAACACCAAGAATGAATCCGCGACAGCTGTGCTGGAAAAGACAAAAAAGGCTCTTGAAGAACAATGGGTCGAACTTGGACAGAAACTGACTCCTGCGCTCAATGCGGCAACCACGGCGACAACCGGTATTGTATCTATCGTCAATCAAGCGATAGCGATAGGAATTAAATATAAGGCTGTAATTATAGCTATCACGGCGGCATACGCGGCAATGAATCTTGCATCGGCGGCAAAGATAGTTTACGACAAACTTCGTCATTTCTATAGTGCACAGAATCGCGCCGACCTTCTGATGGAGGCGAGTCTATTGCAAGGCTGCACCAAGGCAACAATGCTTCAATGCGCAGCTCAAAATCTCCTTGCCGGCAATGTAATAGGTGCTACTAAAGCGTTCAAGGCATTGGGAAAAGCGATGCTTGCAAATCCACTTGGCCTTATCGCGGCGGCAATCGGAGCACTTGCAGGTGGAATCGGAACACTTGTCTCCAGGTCTCGCGAAGCTACCAAGGAACTCAGAGAGCTCAACAAACGGACAGTTGACACAACGTCTTCATTCGTCAAGGCGCAGGCGGAAATCGACAAGGAACGCAAATCCCTAGAAGAACTGAAGGATGCGGCGACATCGGCGGCCGAGGGTAGTGACGAACGCAAGAGGGCAATCGACAAAATCAACGAACTCTACGGTGACTACCTCCCAAACCTCCTCACAGAGAAAACCTCCAACGAAGAACTTGAGACGGCGCTGAAGAACGTCAATACCCAATTGGAGCAGAAAATCAAGCTTCAGGCTCGTGAAAATGCCGAGATGGACATCCAACAGCACAAGATGGATACTATTAAGGCGGTAGTGGATGCCCTTGCAAAGGATTACGAAAAAAAGTTTGGGAAAAAAATACCAACAGCTGTAATGCAGAATCTTGCATCAAAAGCGTCTTCGGCTTATGATAGCGGTTCTACGGTTGGTCTGCAAAAATCGATAGAAGACCTATATGGGAGGGATTTTCAGTGGGGAAGCCAGAACTCTCGCCCAGGTTTTGATTTCCAAGCTTGGAACATACTGGCGATACGAGATGAGTTTCAGACCGCCATTGACAAAGGGAATGAACTCCGCGCCACAGTAAACGGTTTGTTCGGAGAATTGGGCAATGGACCCTCCGGCAATACGGCTCCACTCGGAACGCTGACTGGCGGCTCGACCGAGAACTCCGGAGACGGAACAGGCGGGAAAGGCAGTTCTGGAAGTTCCCCAGTCGAGACGGCGGCCGAGAAGAGTGCTCTTGCCCTTCAGAAAGGTCTTGAACAGGTTTTTCAGGAGATTAACGAGGATTCCGAGAAGTTGTTTCAGGAAACCTTGAAAAGGATTGAGCAGGATGCGGAGATGAAAACGCAGCTCGTCATCGACAACGAGAAAGACCTGACTCAGAAAGCCATTATGGAAGAGGACCTGCGCTACGAGAAGGAACGCGCCAAGGCAGGAGATAATGCTGAATTGCTTGAACTTGCCGAGACTAAACATCAGAACAACCTCGACAAAATCAAGCTCGACGCGTTCAACCGCGAGGTAAAACGTCTTGAGGACGAGCACAAGCTCAGACGCACTCAGATGGAGAACTCGCAGGCAGCGGAACTTCTCGCATTCAAGGGCACAGAGGAGGAAAAGGCTGCCTTGAAGCGGAAGCACACGGCAGAACTCGCCAATTTTGATGTCGAGTATCTTCAGAATCTGGAGGCTATGCTTCAGAAGGTGGCGGATGCCAAAACACTTGAGGGAATGTCCGTAAGCCTTGATGATGCGGACTACAATAAAATTATGCAGCAGCTCGCCGACATCATCAAACGCAAGAACGCGGCGGTGGGCACTGCACAGGAATCTTCACAAGAGCCGTCTGACAGTCCGAAAAAAGAGAGTCATTCTCTTACGGAGGGCACAGGCAATGGCAGCCTGTTCGGCGTATCACAGGACGACTGGGAAACATTCTTTGCCAACCTCAAGGAGGGCAAGTTCGGAGCGGAAGACTTGCAGACTGTTGTCGCCGGCATCGGAGGCGCCGCACAGGAAGCATTCAGTCTGGCTTCGAAGTTTATGGACCTGACCAAGAAGAAAGAGGACGCTCAGCTCAAGGACTATAAGAAGAATCAGGATAACCGCAAAAAATCCCTTGAAAAACGCCTGAACGCAGGTCTCATCACGGAGTCCCAGTACAACGCTCAGGTGGAACAGATGGATGCGGAGTACGACGCCTACCAGGAGGAACTCGCTCTCAAGCAGGCAAAGCGCGACAAAGCCCTGAACCTCACTCAGGCGATAATAAACACCGCGCTGAGCGTGACTTCAACCATTGCCCAGTTAGGAGCAACTCCTTGGGGAATTGCCGCAGCTGCAATCGCTGCCGCAATGGGAGCCGCCGAAATCGCCATCATCGCCTCGCAGCCCGTGACATCCGGAGCGGAAGATGGTGGCTATATCGGTGTCAAGCGCAGGCAGGACGGCAAATCATTCAATGCCAGGCTCAATCCTGATGCACGGGGATTTGTCTCCTCGCCGACCGTCATAGTTGGCGAAAACGGCTCCGAATATGTAATTCCGCACGAGGCTCTTGAAAACCCGACCCTTCTCCCGATCATCTCCACCATGGAAACCGCCCGTCGCAACGGCAAACTCCGCAGCTTGAACTTCAACGCGGTCTATCCGGCCACAGCGATGCCAGGGCGTGTTTCCGGCGGATTCATCGACGACGGAAACTCAAGGATTGTGACGACGTCTTCCGATGGCCACGAAGACACGGCAACCGACGCGGCTCTCACAAAAGCCATCGAGAAGTTGACAAAGAAGCTCGATGAGCCAATCACCGCCCGCGTGTCAATGCTTGGCAAGGGCGGAATTAAAGAAACCGAGGACAAGTACAACAAACTTAAAAGAAGAGGACAGTTAGGATGATAAAGATTATCACAGAAGATGGAATATCGCTCGACCTTGCTCCGGACGCCGAATTCGCGATTGAATATAACAACCCGATGTTCGAGGACGACCGCATCCCCGTCCCATTCTCGACATCCATAGCACTGCTACCATCGGCGACCAACTGCAAGGTTTTCCAATATCTCCCCGCGCTGAAACTGGAGCCGGCTGTCAAGAAGCTGGCCGCATCCATCGTGTTCAACGGCATCCCGTTCCTCACCGGCACCCTCATCTACGACGGCATCGAGGAAGGTAATCTTAACTACACCTTCGCAGGGCGTGATTTGGAGGACGAGTGGGGCAAGAAGATATATGAACTGAAAATGCTCGGCTCGTATGGAGTAGACAGCAATCAGTTTTGCTGGCCACTTCTTGTGAATAAGGATGAAACGGGCTATTTTGTCAAAGACTGCGATAATCTCGATAAGAGTGATACCTACAATAACCAGAGGCAGTATGTCGAAAGTAATGTGAAGTATCATAATTTTCCGTTTGGCGACCATCCCAGACGCACTCCCGCCATATATGCCTCGGCAATAACTGATAGAGTGGAATTGGACTCCGATGAAGATATAAAGGAACTCTATCAGCATATCGCTGTGCTCGGAAACGGAAGCGGGCGTGCCGGAAGATATATGGTTGGTCATCACATGTTCACTACCTTTGCCGGTTATCTTCCCGATATTACCATAGTTGAATTTGTTCAAGGAATATGTAGGATGTTTTGTGCTGCCGTATTTGAGGACGGCGGACGCATCATTATGAAATCCGTCCATTCCATTCTTGGTTCGAATGCGGGTGAAGATTGGAGCAGCAAGGTGTCAGACGACTTTTCATCCGGCATCGAGGAGTGTTGCGGTTATAAGTTTGGTTATGAAAACTCAGGCGAAGACAGCGTGAACTGCGATTCTTCCTCAATCGACCTTTTCAAGCAGAGTAAAACGCCGCTGTTTGTCACATTTTGGATTTCCGGGCAACCAGCCACGCTCGGAATCCTTCCATATAAAATCAAGTCTACCGGTGATATTGTGTCTGTTTGTACGTGGGGCGTGAATTACGATATTGGCGGTTCGTCAGGGAAGGCGGCCGTTGCAGCTGCCGACATCGTTTTTCAGAACAATATCGCGAAGGAGAATGTAGTCTCTGATGCCGACACTGTCGACAACTCCTGTCCGTTCAACCTTGTGAAGTCCGTTCCTTCCATTCTTACAAGGCCAAAGAGTCAGGGGGCGTTGCTCCAGCGGTGTTCTATGGCTGCAATTACGGAGCCGATAAATGAAGAGGCGGAACGAAGATCTGATGTGTATGTCGGACTCGTTGTCAATGGTCAGATGACAGACAGCGGACATGCGCTTTCTTCAAGGACAATGGATGTGCCTATAACTGGCAATTCGGAAGATGAAGATATATGTCTCACGTTGTCTTCCGGCGAGAGGGCGTCTCTTCGTCCGGATTGGCTCTATGAACATTTTCATGAGCGTTACGCGCAATGGCTCGCCACCGACCGGCAGGTCATCACCTGTGACGTTAACCTGAATGAATTCGACCTTTTGAGCTTCCGGATGTACAACAAAGTTCGGCTGCACGGTCGCGATTTCTTTGTGAAGAAGCTCTCGGTGACACTCCGTGCCGGCTCCGAAGCGTTGGAGTGCAGCGCGGATTTCATCTCGGCATAGTGTCCTTTTTTGCCCTCAAACAAGTGAGTAGTTTTGCAATATGACAATAGACACATCATATCAAGATCAGTTCCCGTTCCTCTTTGCCGGGAATGCGGGGACGATTAAAATCACAGCATCTGCGAATGAACGCGTCCCGATTGAGCTTAGTTATGTCTCGATTAAGGGGTTATCCTCACCTGTTATCCTCTATCAGGCCACATTTGCGCTGACAGCAGGTATGAACGGACGTATTGAACTGAATTTCAAAGAGATTTTGTTGTCAATGTCATCAATTCTGTCAGGATTTAAAAACAAGTTCCTTGGAGAATTCATATTTGGAGTGACCGAAAGAGAACAAATATGGATTAAGTTTGGTGAAGGTTCAGACGCGGTAACTCACAAGTATCGTGTTTTTGCGGGACAGTTGGGAGACGAGGAGTGTCAGCGCGTGTATGATGGTCGCAAGTTTATCACTGTTCGTTCACAAATTGGAGTATCAAAGCCTATGGGGACGGATTATGTGCCGATTGTGACAGGAGAGAATCCCCATTTGTTCTTTGTCTTTTATTTCGACATCATTCCTCCGGTAAAGTATCAATATCCCTACTCTTTAGGCAAGGGACTCAATTCGGTGGATATGGCATACCCGTCCATACGGAAATTCGCCGATGATGCCGGATACTCCGAATACGAACTCAAAGCCTACGACATCTGGGCAGAGACTTCTCTGAAGGATGATAATGGGGATGTAACATCAGTCGTAAAATCGGAAGTCTTAAGATTTATAGTTTCAGACAATAAGGTCTCGATATTTGAGTTTCTCGGCAGTGTGGGACTAATGGAAACAATCTACGCCACGGGAAACAGAAAAACAGAGCTCACCACAGAGCCGACATCTTTCACAAACGGAGGCATCGAGTGTGAGCTTACCAATGACAGCCGCCTCATCCACGAGACTTTCACCGGATGGCTGGAAAGCAAGGAGAAGGTCAGGTTCTGGCAGGAGTTCTTCTCATCGGCAAGACGCTATGCGGTCATTGACGGCGTCTCGCGGAGAATCATTATCGACGAAGTGGATTCCGAAGGCACAGAAGGCGAACTCAACGCATTCTCATTCAAATGGCACTATGCCGACAAACACAACGACCCGTCGATGGTTCCCATAAGGAAAGAATTAAAACAATACAAGATATGAAATATCAGCATTACAAAAGTGACTTCTCGTCCGTACACCAGTTCTTCAGAAAAGAGGGTGACAAAGACTTGCAGATAGCTATTCCGGACCACGTCCGCCTGACTTTCTTCACGGAGGAAAGGCTGGGCGCATTCGTGGCAGAACGTGACGGCGACAAGATGACAGGCTGCTCTCTTTCGGAAGACAGCAAGACGCTGACGGTATCCATCCCATTGTCGAGAATCTGTCTCGGCACTGGAGAACTCTTTTGTGAGATTGCTGTGATCACCCCTGATTCGAACTTCCTACAACAGGAGAGAATTGAGGTGACGCCTGTCAAAATGGGTGTCACTCTGTGGCGTGGCAAATCGGATGATGGCACTTATGTCCAGATTACATTGGGGGAGAAAGGGTATATTTCCACTGTCAAAGTCTATCAGGGGGATAACTCCACAATTCTTTCCGAAGAAAAAAACGAGAATGAAGTGGTCTTCAAAGTGGGGGCAATTCAGAAATCCCAAGTTCTGGGGCTGGAAGATGATTTGAGCGACATTGACACTGCGCTTGAAAACAGGGTATGCGGTGTCAAAGTGAGCCAGGTAGCTCTCGCTCCGGATAAAGAAGGCAATGTGAACATCAATCTCGGTTCGTCCTTGTCTTATGACGAGGACAAAATCAATGTCGTATGGAACAAATAATCAGATAACTATGGCAAATTTAAGATTCAAAAAAGTAAGTACGTTGCCTACTACAGGCTTACAGGAAGGTGACATCCTGTTTGTCAAGAGCAACAGCACTGTTTACGTCACCGAAAAGAAGAGCGCGACTGACACGACTCTCGTGAACACTCCGTTTTGGGGCGGTATAGTCAAGAACGCAAGGATGAAAAAAGCGTCTCCGGACGCGGCCGAAGCCCGTGTTCTTGAAATCTCATATATGGATTCGACTCCTGCCCTTGAGATTGACTTTTCAGACATAGCAAGCAGTTTGGACATTAGTGCGAAGCTGAATGCATTGAGTACCCGCATCACTGCCGCACAGACGCGAGCAGACAATGCGTACAATCTTGCAGCAGGCAAGGTCAGTGATGTAAAGGGTTCAAAGGCTATTGTTGTTACAGGAGACAAGACAAAGACCGTCGGCCTTGTTCTTAATACCTCACCAACAAATACTGTGGAACTTACACAGTCTGCTCCGGGAGGTGGTGGATCCGCTGTCACTGGTGGCCTCTCTGCAAACGTAAAAGTCAGTGTTCTCAAACCGCAACTGGATTTGGTGGGCACGGATGAAAAGGTGCTAAGTTATGATGGCGGTTTTGTGAAATCTGACATAACAATGTCCTACGACGGTACGGACAAGAAGATATACTTGTATGGTAAAGACAAGACCAAGGCAAAGGCAATCTCCACTATCGACTGCAAAAGCTTCGTGAAGGACGGTATGCTTGAAGGGTCTGCTCTCTATAAGGCTACAGCTGCAACAGGTACTGTAACAATTAATGGAAAACCATATAGCCTTACAGATCTTACTGCTAATCATACATACATTGTTCTTATATGGAATACTGATTCAAGCAAAGAGGCTATGTCTATTGATGTCACCACTTTGATTGATGTTTACACAGCAGGTGAAGGACTTACATTGACTAATAATCAGTTCTCTGTTGACAAGACCAAGGTTGCACAGAAAGCAGACTTGGATAAACTTGAGAGCGCTCTTGTTAATGGTGGTGTTGCCATTAATGGATATGATATTTTAACTAAGGATGAAGATACTGGAGAAATAACAGGTAGCACTCTTACGCTTGATGGTGGTAATGTCAAAGTTACTGAAGGTTATACTAAAGCGACAGAATCTAAAGCAATTGCTGGTAATGATGCTATCGAAACAGCCCTTGGTAAGCTTGAATATAAAGCAGATAAAGCTATCACCGATGCAGCCGCAGCAGCAAAAGCAGGTGTTACTTCAGTAGGAGGACAAAAAGGTGATATTACACTTGATAGCACAGGTGCAGGCAGTTATCCTATAAAACTCACGATGAGTGGTAAGCAGATTAAAGCCAGTGTAGCTGGACTTGGTACTGCTGCTGCACATTTAGAAGGTGATTTCGCTACTAAGGCGCAGGGTAAAAAGGCTGATAATTCGGTACAACTTCTTGATGCTGGTGATTCAGGTAATATTAATGGTGCATTTGGGGCATCTACTATATACTTAGGAGCTAAAGATAGTGCAGCACCAGGTAATCTTTGGATTTCTTCTACTGTAAGAGATAACGAAAATATAGCAGTTCTTTCTATTGATTCAAATCAGGCATCTGTCGGCTCTAGTAACAGAGCTATTTCTGGAGTTACAGCAGTATCATCAGATTTTGATGTCACAAACAAACAGTATGTAGACAGAAAAATCTCAACAGAAATTTCAGCTGCAATGACTTGGGCAACCTTTGAATAATTCTTTCGGTTCAGCGAGGGTGATACCTTGCTGAACTGCCAATAAAAACAAAACAATATGACTGCTTTGAAATTTAATAAAGTCAATACTCTTCCAACAACCGGATATAGTGAGGGCGATGTGTACTTCGTGAAATCCGAGAAGAAAATCTATGTCCGCACGGCTACGGGTTGGGAGGATTATGGCGGAAGTGCTTCCGGAGGCAGTGGGGTGGCAGCCAAACTTGAAGTTCACAATTATAATAATTCAGATCCAATCATATATGTTTCGAATCACGACGATAATGACTTTTTGGTAATAGGCAATGGTAGCGGAGATACATATGATGGTCTTAACATGATATTGACAAAATATAATGAGCGCGGTGGATCATTTGATTATTATGATAATAGTATATGTGGAAAAGGGTTGATCTTGCGTCGCGTTAAAAACGGAGTTGAAGCAGACTCTACGTCAATCAATCCTTACGGAATATTTATAAATGGGAAAAAAGTTCTAACCGAAGATAAACTTAGAACTGCAACAAAAGTACTAAGTTCAAATACTACAGAAACCTTCTCCATGACATCTAACCCGGATGTTGGAACTGTCATTCTCACTAATACCTCCGGGACAAAAACAATCCATCTGCCATCGGGGCCATCGGATGGAAGGGTAGTAACCATACTGAGAATCGGTAGTACAACATTCAAATTATCAACTGGAGACGGCAAGGCAATGCAAAAGGTAACCGGTACATCAGCTGTTTATAATATGGATTTTGGTGGTAGTAGTGTTAATGGAAAATACACTTGCATATACAGTAGTTCTGCGAATCGCTGGTACATTATGAGAGACGACTTTGTGAGTTTATAAAAATTCGATGATATGGATGAGATAATAGCAACTTTCGATTTGCCCGCTACACTTTGTCGGGGAATTATGATAGCATTTTTAGCTTGTATATTAGTCTGTGCAGCAGCGCTGATTGATATGTGGACAGGCATTGATGCTGCAAGAGCCAACAAAGAAAGGATTATGAGTCACGGACTGAGAAAGACGGTGAAGAAGATCATAGACTACCTCCGGATTGTTTTCTTCTTTATGCTGATTGACATTCTGGGGGCTGTATTTCCGTGGTACTCTCTGCCATATTGTGCTATGCTTGCCACATTGGGAGTGCTTCTGATTGAAGGACGTTCAGTCATAGAAAACTCTAAAAAGAAGCGAAGCGCAGCCGGGCAGGTCTTGGACGCAGTGCAAGAAATCATCTCTTGCGTGGATAACGAGAAAGCACAAAAGATAATATCGATGATAAAAGAACAGCCGAAGCATAGCATCGGAAAAAGCGAATAGCAATGGGAACAATCAGCAAAAATTTTGACTACAAAGAATTTGAAAAAACGGATGTACCTGGAATGCAGGTGCGGAACA